CAATCCTTGATGTGGCGATGGAGATATACAATCAGGGCTTAGAGATCATTGAGTATCTTCCAAAGCCAGACCCTGTCGCCCTGCCCGACCGTCTCGAAGACGATAAGTGGGACCGCATGTCCAAAAAGGAACGGGCGCAGTGGAAATACAATCTGACCAAGCTGCACGAAAAGAACGCCAGTGACGTCAGCAAACGTGAGAGTGCGATCCGCAAGTTCCATCTGTCCAACGACCACCGTGGTCTCGAACTGTTCCACCCGATCAAGATGGACACACGGGGCCGATTCTACTACACGACCCCAGATTGGAACCCTCAAGGAGACGGGCTGGCCCGTGGGACCATGCGGTTCGCCAATGGTGTCGCGCTGGGTCCGCGTGGTTTGTACTGGTTGGCTGTCCGACTGTGTAACACCTACGGAAACGACAAGGTGACCTTTGACGAAATGCAAGTCTGGGCGGCTGAACATCACGACCTCATCGAAGACAGCGCAGTGCAACCCTTTGACGGCTTCCAGTTCTGGGCGTCTGCCGACAGTCCGCTCGAATTTTTACAGACGTGCATGGAGTGGACCGCCGCCACCGGCTGTGACAACCCTGAGAACTTCCTGTCTACCCTGCCGGTCCACCAAGACGGCTCGAACAATGGTCTGCAATTGATGTCACTGCTTGGGCGCGATCCGGTTGGCGCAAAGCTGACTAATTGTTCGTCTGAAAATGCACGGTTTGACATCTACAGTGAGACTGCCGACGTGGTGAACGCTCTGATCGCTGAAGACATCCGCATGGGCAAGCGTACAGAAGAGGCACACCGCTGGGTTGGCAACGTGGGTCGTGCTGAATGCAAACGAGCGTGTATGACCACGTCGTATGGTGTCACTCCAAGAGGGATACAAGACCAGTTGATCTCGGACGGGTTCGTAGACAAGCTGGACGGTGATCTTCTGAAGAACGCGGCGTACCTACGGGACAAACTGGTGATCGCATTGGAGAAAACCGTAGTCGCCAGCCGTCCGATCATGGATTACTTCCAGCAAGTCGCGACGGCACTGGCAGAAAAAGGTGTTGCAATGCAGTGGCGCACACCAGCCGGTACAACGATCCAGCAATCGTACTGGAACGTCAGTAAGACGGACATCAAGACGGTCATGGGGTCATATTTTCTTTGGGACGAGAACCCGTTGGGTGGTCTCAACAGCCGCAAGCAAAGCCTCGGAGCATCGCCCAACGTGATCCACTCGCTGGATGCCGCTTTGATGCACCGGATGATTGTCGATCTCAAAGTGCAGGGCGTAACGGACGTGTGTGCGATACACGATTCATTTGCAGTTCATCCGTCCAACGTAGACATGATGAGAAACAGCATCCGGTCTACCGCTGCCGACATCTTTAAGGGCGATTGGATCGCTGATGAGTTCCACCCGTATGTCCGACGTAAAGCTCAAGGTGCAGACCTACCGGAGCCACCAGCGCAGGGAACTTTCGACCCCAAAGAGGTGCTAGAAGCCCCGTATTTCTTCGCGTAATCGGCGGGTCAACTTTAAAGTGTGTCCTCTGTACCAAGCGGCGGCTTTTGCCAACTGTACACCCATCCGGTTGGCTTTCTCCCTAGCTGCAATTTCGCAGCCACCTTGCCCTCGCTGATTAATTTCAGTGGGGGCTTTTTTTTGTATCTAAAGGATCAATCGAATGGCTAAACGCCCAACCAAAATCGTAGTGTCTCCCCCCGCCACCGCTGCTTACGCATGGCTGAACACTCCTGACGAGGGTCAGCAATATTCTGACGGTAAATACAAAGTTACCTTGTGTCTTCAAAAAGGAGACCCAACGGTCGAAACTTTCATCGCTCAAATTGAAGAGTTCTCCAACGACCTCGCTGAGAAAGAATTCGGAAGCGTACCTAAAGTTCTACGGATGCCTCACAAAGACGGCGATGAGAACAAGAAGGAAGAATTTCACGGTCACTGGACGATCACATGTAAGTCCAAGTACCAGCCAGGATTTATTGATGACACCAAGAAGCCGCTACCAGACGGTATGGTCCCAATGTCAGGCGATCTGGTTCGAGCGTCGTTTGCATTGAATCCTTACGAAAATGGCGGCAACAAAGGTGTGTCAGGGCAGCTACGCAATGTGATGCTTTGCGACAAACGTAACGCTGGCAATGATGACTTTGCGGACATCGCTGCAAGCGAACAGTCCACGGACGATGACGATGACGAGTTCGACATCTAGCGCAGTGCGTCACCTCGGAGCGGCTGCGTTGACAATACATCTCGCAGTCACGCCGGTCCCAGCGTCACGGCCTCGCGTGTCTCGTTGGGGAACTTACTACGGCAAGACCTACCAAGCTTTTCGTTTAGAAATGCAAAAGGCTTTAGAGAACCACGTCGCAGAACCAATGAGCGGACCTATAGACGTGGTGGTCGAAGCCGTGGTGCCAAAGCCACGCACTGGCAAACGTGCGTATCCACGGGGCGACGTCGATAACTACGCCAAAGGTATACTCGACAGCCTCACTACACATTCTGGAATCTGGTGGGATGACGATCAGGTGAACTGTCTGACAATTAGCAAACGATACGCTGAACCAGATGAGGCACCAGCAATCGTAATCCACTACGCAAACTCAAAGGGATAAACATGTCGCAAATCGACACATTAAAACGTCACTTTCGGATCACTTATCGGATCAACGACATGGAAGCGCGGAGCATGTACCGCATCCGTGCGTTGCCTCGAAGGATCAAAGACATGGAGATAATCGGTTACTCGTTCATAAGACAACGGAAGATCGATCCGACCGGTCAACGGTACGTGGAGTACGTGCTGAACCGCTCGGCGTCTGTCTATGAGGCGCAGCAACGTGGCCTTGGTTGAGGCCCACCAGCCATGCAGTGCGTGTGGTTCGAGTGATGCTCTGAGTGTCTACACGGACCACACTTTTTGTTTCTCCTGTTCGCGCTACACGTCGCTCGGAGAGACCATACGACCAAAAAGGAAACAGCCAGTGAGCAACCTGATTACCAGTGGTTACTATTCGGCACTTAAGAACCGCAAGATACGTGAAGAGACTTGCAGAAAATTCAGTTACCAACTTGCTGAACAGAACGGCAAGCCGGTTCACGTAGCACCGTATCGCGACCAAGCCGGTCAGCTTGTAGGCCAGAAGATCAGAGCGGCTAAAAAGCAATTCTATACGACAGGCGATATGACTGAGGTGCAGCTATTCGGTCAGCATCTTTGGACCAACAAAGGTGGTAAACGTATCGTCGTGACCGAGGGCGAGATCGATTGCCTCGCGTACCACCAAGTAAACCCAGCGTGGCCTGTCGTGTCGATCCCGAGTGGTGCACAAAGCAGTCCCAAAGCGATCACTCGTAACATTGAGTTCCTCGAAGGTTACCAAGAGGTGGTCTTCATGTTCGACAACGACCAAGCGGGTGCGGAAGCAGCACAAAAGTGTGCCGATCTGATAACCCCAGGGAAAGCTAAGATCGCCACCACGCCGCTGAAAGATGCCGGTGAGATGCTGATCGCTGGTCGCGTGAAGGAACTTATCACTTGTGTCTACGAAGCGAAAACCCAACGACCTGACGGTGTCGTTAACGCAAAGGAACTTTGGGATGACATCAACAAAGATATCGACATGGGTGCGCCGTACCCGTTTCCAGCTTGGAATAAAATACTTTATGGTCTGCGTGACCGTGAACTCTTGGTTCTCACGGCTGGGTCAGGCGTTGGTAAAAGTACGATCTCGGCTCAGTTGGCCTACGATCTGGCGGTAAACCAACAGCAACCCGTCGCATACATTGCGCTCGAAGAGAGCGTCAGTCGCACAGCACTACGGTTCATGTCGCTTGCTGCAAAGAAACCATTGCACCTACCCAACGATCTGACTGAGGCCCAGCGCAAAGACGCATTTGACTCTTCGCTTGGACACGGATTGGTAACGCTGTTCGATCATTTCGGCTCGGCAGACAGTGACCATTTGTTAGCAAAAATGAGATACATGGTGGTCGCGCTGGGCGCAAAGTTCGTGGTGCTAGATCACCTGTCGATCTTACTCAGTGGGGCAGACTTTATGGTCTCCAACACGGGGTCCGAGAGACAACAGATCGACTACACAATGTCGAAGCTGCGTCAGTTCAGTGAACAGTATGGCTGTTCGATCATACTCATTAGCCACCTACGCAGATCAGGTGGTGACAAGGGGTTCGAAGACGGAGCCGAACCAACACTTTCGTCCCTGCGTGGATCACAATCGGTGGCCCAACTCGCAGACACCGTGGTCGCGGTAAGTCGTGACGCTTCCGGTGGTGAAGACATACTGAAGGTCGCGTGTCTAAAGAACAGATACGTGGGCATCACGGGACCAATGGGTCACCTTGTATACGACCACGATACAGCAACTCTGTATGAAGCAAATCCAGACAACTTCGATGACATTGAGGATATGTAAACAAAATGAATCTACCGGATATTCTGATAGCCGACATTGAAACAGATGGACTACTCCATCAGATGACCAAAGTGCACTGCATTTCGATTGGCACACTTGATGGCACGGTGACGTGCTACGCCGATCACCCTGATTACCCACCGATCAGACACGGCCTCGCCCGACTACGCACCGCTGATCGTGTTGTATTCCACAACGGCGTTGGGTTCGATTACCCAGCACTCGCGATGATCTACGGTGATGACGTGATGGATCGCAACTTGATCTGGGACAGTCTTATTGTCTCACGTCTAGTCCAGCCCACCGGCAGACGTCACGGCCTCGCGGCATGGGGTGAACAACTTGGTTTCCCGAAAGGAGACTACGACGATTGGTCTCGCTTCACGCCAGAGATGGGAGCGTATTGTGATCAAGACGTCGCCGTAACGACCAAGGTCTATCAGCACTTGCAGACGCTGATCGATTACACGTTGGGTGCTGCGATTCAATTGGAGCATGACTTCGCTTGGGTCATCCATCTGCAAGAACAACACGGGTTTCGCTTAGACGTCGAAGCGGCACAAGCGTTGGCGGTGGAGATGCGTGGCGAGATGGTGGAGATCGAAGCGGAACTGCAAGAAATCTTCCCGCCCATCACGCACGAAAGGTGGAGCGAAAAGACCGGCAAGCGTCTCAAGGATCGTATAGAAATCTTTAATCCTGGTAGCCGTAAGCAGATCGCTGAACGCCTAATCGCAAAGTACAACTGGAAACCCAAAGTCTTCACCCCCGCCGGTAGTCCTCAGATTGATGAAGGCGTTTTGTCGATCCTCAAGTACCCAGAAGCCAAAGCGTTAAGCAGATACTTTCGGTGCCAAAAGCAACTTTCTCAGATCAGTGAAGGTGACAGCGGGTGGCTCAAGTGTGTCTCCAGACGTGGTTATGTCCACGGCAAGGTCAATACTCTTGGGACAACCACGTCCAGATGCTCACATTTCGGCCCGAACATGGGGAATATCGATAAGAAAGACCCACGGATGCGTGAGGTCTGGAAGCCAGACGTTGGTCACCTACTCGTAGGGATCGACGCAGACGCGCTTGAACTGCGAATGCTTGCGTCATACCTCGGCTTGTTCGATGAAGGTCGGTATCGCGATCAGCTATTACTGGGTGACAAAGACAAAGGAACCGACGTCCATTCGATGACCGGCAAGCTGGTACAAATTGAAAATCGAAATGACGTAAAACGTCTCACATATGCATACCTCTACGGTGCGTCCGACCGCAAACTTTCTGAAATCTTAAAGGACGCCGGTAGTCCGCTGAAAGGTAAGGAAGCACGTAAGCGTATCGGTGAAGGTGTCGTGGGTCTCGGTAAACTTTCAGACATCGTCGTTAAGAAATCCCAAAAGGGATACATCTTGGGTGTCGATAAGCGTCGTGTACCAACCAAGAGTGAACACTCGGCGTTAAACTTTTTGCTCCAATCGTGCGGGGCGATACTTATGAAAAAAGCCGTGCAGGTTTTCCACTTCGACCTCTGCGTCAGCGAGGGACTAGTGGTGAACGACCGGCCTGTTGGCTTTCACTACTGCGCCAACGTGCACGATGAAGTCCAACTGTCGTGCGAACCACAACTTGCAGAGACGTTGGGCAAACTCTTTGCCAAAGCAATCACCCTTGCAGGGGAACGATTAGGTCTCCGCTGTCCGACCTCTGGGTCATACGACATCGGCAAATCATGGCTCGAAACACACTAAGGAAATCATATGACTGTTGCGTTAATTGACGCCGATATCATTGCGTATCGGGCGGCTGCGAAAACTATGGACCGCTTCGATGACGTTCTAATCGGAGACCCAAAGACCGCGATCCGTGAAGCGGACTTGTTGGTCGAACACTGGACACGGGTAGTTAAACCAAACAAAATCATCATGTGCTGGTCGTGTCCGTCGCGGGTTTACTTTCGCCACGACATCTACCCCGAATACAAAGGCAATCGTAAAGGTTCTGAAAGCCCACCAGCACTCAGCGCGGTCATTGAGTACCTCAAAGACAAACATCAGTCAGTCCACTTCGCCGGTCTTGAAGCTGATGACGTGTTGGGAATTCTCAGTGGGCATCCTGACCTAACGAACCCTGTCGTGATCTCAATCGACAAAGACATGATGACCCTGCCTACAAAGTTCTACAACCCCGACCGCATGACCAGACCACTTAGGACAAACCGTGGGATGGCTGACCGGTTGATCTACAAGCAAGCCCTGACGGGTGACAGCGTAGACAACTACCGAGGCATTCCAGGGATTGGCCCAGCGAAAGCCGAGAAGATACTCGACAGCGGCAGTCAGCAAAACCTCTGGCAGTCCACGGTCGCAGCGTTTGTCGATAACCGACTGACCACAAAATACGCAATCACCATGATGCAACTCGCAAGGATATTGCGGTTCGAAGATTACAATTACACTACGGGAGAAGTACGCCTATGGCATCCAACGGAAACGATCTGGCACAAACCATCAGCCCTGCCCACTACAAGTTCCGCAACGGCATCGAAACCATCGATTACAGTCTTGCAGTCTGCGAGAAACTCAAAGGCAACGAAGCGGTCTGCGTCAGCAACGTCATCAAATACGTCAGCCGATACGCCTTCAAAGGCCGTGCGGAAGCGGACCTCCAAAAAGCGCAGTGGTATCTCCAAAGGCTCATCGTCGAGTTCAACAAAGGTCGTGAGCAATGACTAAGATCGCACTGGATAAACTGTTGAACCGCGAAGAAACTTACAAGGAATTCGCAGAGGCTGCACGGCACCCGCTGAACGTCGAGTTCACCAAAGCTGAGTGCTATAAGCGTTTCAAGTTTTTGGCTGAAGAAGTCGATGAGGTTCTCGACGCAATCGACAAGATGGACGATGTTGATTTTGAACCAGTGACAGTCGAGCAAGCCATCGAACTGAAGGCTCACCTACTGAAAGAACTTGCTGACGTTCAGTACACCCTCAGTGGGTTTGCCGCCACGTTTGGTCTTAATCTTTCAAAGGCATACGAGCGTGTTCACGCATCGAACATGACAAAGTTTAGTGATGATGGTGCTGTCTATAGTGCCAACGGCAAAGTCTTGAAGCCAACCACATATCGCCCACCATATTTAGAGGACATCCTATGAAATCACCATCGACACGCGCACAGATTATCACGCGCCGCACATACAACCGTCCTCTGGATGACGCCGGTACGAAGTTCGAAAGCTGGGAACAAACAGTTGATCGTGTGATCGACCATCAGGGCTGGCTCTGGTGTCGTGCGGCTGGGGCTAAAGAAGTCACCAACGTAATGCACAACGAACTTGCCGTTCTCAAAAGCTTAATGATGGACCGCAAGGTTTCTATGAGTGGACGGACGCTTTGGCTTGGCGGCACAGAGATCAGTAAGCGTCGTGAAGCATCTATGTTTAACTGTTCGTTTACCCACGCCAAAACTGTCAGTGACCTTGTCGATATCTTGTGGCTCCTATTGCAAGGTGCTGGCGTCGGCTTTGTACCACGGGCTGGCACGTTGAATGGCTTTACGAAACCAATGAACGTCGAGGTCAAACGGTCCAAGCGTAAAGCTAAAGGCGGCTGTGACCACAACGTCGAGCGTTGGGACGAAGACAAAAAGGTCTGGTCGATTGCTGTTGGTGACTCTGCAGAGGCATGGGCTAAAGCTGTTGGCAAGTTGATGGCCGGTAAGTATCCAGCGGACACTCTTGTTCTTGACTTTAGTCAAATACGCCCAGCCGGTGATCGCTTGGCGGGGTACGGTTGGATATCATCTGGTGACGCTGCGATTGCCAAAGCGTTTACAGCTATCGCCACGATCATGTCTAAACGTGCCGGTCAGTTGCTCAAGAAGATGGACATTCTGGATATCGTCAACTGGTTAGGCACAGTTTTGTCGAGCCGTCGCAGCGCAGAAATTTGTCTAGTTGAGTACGGATCAGCCGAGTGGGAAGAGTTCGCCACGGCAAAGAATGAACATTGGATAGACAATCCGCAACGCTCTCAGTCGAACAACAGTTTGATCTTTAACCAGAAGCCAAGCCGCAAAGAACTCTCATCGATCTTTCAGTTAATGATTGACAGCAACGGGTCGGAGCCAGGATTTATTAACGGTGAAGCTGCCAGAGCGAGGGCACCGTGGTTCGACGGATGCAATCCGTGCGCGGAGATTTTACTTTCTGACAAAAGCGTATGCAACCTCTGTGAAATTGACGTTAGTAAATTCGTAGGTGATACCAATGGTTTGCACCACGCCGCAAAGATCGTCGCCCGTGCTAACTATCGACAAACGTGTGTGAACTTTAACGACGGCATTCTGCAAGAGGCTTGGCAACAGAACAACGACTTCTTGAGGTTGTGCGGTGTGGGACTGACAGGCATCGTCAGTGGTCACCTGTCGGCTTACGATCTGAAGAGTCTCAGAAACATTGTGGTTCAAGCTGCTTACTCAATGAGCGACGAACTGGGAACTCCACGTCCCAAGAATGTCACGACGGTCAAACCAAGTGGAACTCTCAGCAAGATCATGGACTGTCCAGAAGGTGTGCACAAACCGTTGGGTCGTTATATCTTCAACAACGTCAACTTTAGTAGACACGACCCGATATTGGGGATGCTTGAAGCTGCAAACTACAAGGTCATCCCGAACCCAATGGACCCAGACGCTGTGCTTGTGACCTTTCCGGTCGAGTGGAAAGACCTCAAGTTCGACTCGGTCAACGGTAAACAGGTCAATCTCGAAAGTGCTATCGACCAGCTACGCCGCTACAAGATGCTGATGGAACATTACGTCGAACAGAACTGTTCCGTTACGATCTCTTATGACCCAAGCGAGGCTGAAGGTATTGTCGATTGGTTACTTGCGAACTGGGACTCATACGTTGGAGTATCTTGGTTGTTTCGTAATGATCCGTCGAAGACAGCCGAGGACTTGGGATACAAATATTTACCCCAAGAAGTTGTCGATGCTGAGACGTACTATGAGTACAACGACAAGTTACTGCCGGTAGACATCGAACTGTACAACACGCTCGAAGAACTGATGGACGATGAATGTGCCACTGGCGCATGTCCAATACGGTGAACGACATGATTGATCGTGACATCCATAAATTCTCTTTCAGCGATCTTTTAGTGGTCTTTGAGAAGCTCCAAGAACTTTATGAACTCAAAAAGAGGGAAGCAGACGAACTTCGCCACGAATTGGCGAAAGCTGAAGCGCAACTCAAGCTGTGGAAAGGAACGGGCCTATGATGAATCTTGTGGGCTGCAATGTGTGTGGCAATCACGCGACTAAAGTAGTCTTCACGTCGCAGGTAATCCGTAACGACGTTTATTACACACGCCGCAAACGACAGTGTCCGATCTGTAAGGCCAGCTATCGGACACAAGAAGTTCTCGAAGAGAATTTCGAGCGGTGGAACCAAGCGGAGACTTCTGCCAATGGATGACTTACCGCTAGAAACACTCAAGTTTATCGAAGCGTTGGACAAACATCATCCACGGCGATGCATACAGTTCGATGAGGATGTCATCTTGGCGCATCGTTACGCTGCCGTCCGCGAATTCATAGACGGTCTTGTCCTGATCAAAGAAGACTATGAGAACGGTGAGCCATGATCAGACAAATGACACACAACGATCTACCGGTCGTGATGGCTCTTGCTGCACTCATGCACTTTGAGTCACCACGCTTCAGTCAATATTATTTCGATCACGAAAAGGTCAAACAACTGGTACGCACCGCTATCGATAATCCAAAAGATTACTGTGCGCTGGTCTGTACGAATGACTTTGTCGTGGTCGGTGGTTTCCTTGGAACAGCGTTCTCCCAGTGGTTTTCCGAGGATCGTGTCGCGGCTGATCTCGCTTTGTTTGTCCAACAGGATAAGCGCGGCGGGATCGCTGCGATGCGTTTAATCAAGGCATACGAAGCGTGGGCCAAAGACATTGGTGTCCTGACAATCAGTCTCGGCGTTTCAACTGGTGTCCACCACGACCGCACCATCGCTCTTTACGAAACTCTGGGCTTCGACGAACCGTCCGTCGCTCTACAAAAAAGGTTAAGCTAATGTGTTTCCCTAAAAGTCCACCTCCGCCGCCCCCTGCGCCACCACCCCCGCCGCCACCACCAGAACTAAAAGCCCCGACAGCACCTACGCCCAGCGCGGCAATTCTGCCTGACTCACAGGCGTATTCCACAGCGAAGTCCAACAAAAAAAAGGGCAAGTCCATTCGCAGCAATCTCAGGATCGAACTGGGTAGCGGTAATGCCGCACGGTCAGTTGGCACTGGGATCAACACGAACCAATAAAGGGTAATACAATGGCAGAAACTGCAAAAGCCCGTTACGCCAAGATGAAGGCGAAGCGTGATCCGTACTTACGCCGCGCACGGGATTGTGCTGAACTGACCATCCCTTACTTGATGCCCCCAGAGGGACACAACGAACACAGCACGATGCCCGAACCGTACCAAGGTCTCGGCGCAAGAGCCGTTGTGTCTCTCTCGGCTCGGCTAATGGTTGCGATGTATCCCCCAGGGAAACCAAGTTTCAAGCTAGACATACCACCAGAGCAACGTATCGCCCAAGGTGAGATGGCTATTGGAACTGACATCGTGCAGGGACTAGTGCTGTCCGAACAGTTGATCCAAGCGGAGATCGAAAGAAAACAATGGCGACGTAGCACTAACCTCGCGCTCCAGTATCTTTTGGTCACCGGCAATGCCCTCGAAATGATGCAGCCCGACAACTCTATTCGTGTCTTTCGTTTAGACCAATATTGCGTGTCGCGTGATATCACCGGTGCTGTCAAAGAGATCATCACTGAAGAGTACCTCAGTCCAGAAGCACTGCCAGAATCCGCACGGAAACTGGTGGCGGCTGATGATTTCTCACAGAACTCTGTGCCGCTCTACACGCACTGCAAGATGGACAAGACGGGCGTTTTCGTTTGTTACCAAGAGATCAACGGCAAGAAAGTCGCTGGGTCTGAGGGCAAATACGAAACGCTGCCATACAATGCGTTGCGCTACACCAGTGTGATTGGCGAGGACTACGGTCGCGGCAAGGTCGATGAGCATCTGCCAGACCTACGCACGGTTGACGCATTGTCTAAGTCGATGCTGGACGGGGCCGCAATGGCTAGTCGCAACGTGACGATGATCCGTCCGAATGCTGCCGGTGGTCTTAACTTGCGACGTCGGTTCGCGAAGGCTAACAACGGTGACATCATCGTAGGTAATCCAGAAGACGTCGTGATGCTACAGTTCGCCAACAACAGCGGAATGCAGTTGTGTGCTAACGAACTTGAAAGACAAACACGCGAACTGTCGGCGGCGTTCTTAATGGGCGCGGAGACCGTAAGGGACTCGGAGCGTACCACAGCGTTCGAAGTCCGTAAGATGACCGAACAACTCGAAGGAACTTTGGGTGGTGTCTACAGCCAGCTAAACAGTGATATGCAGCAAGCCCGTATGTCGCGTCTCGTTCTCCAAATGAAACGCAGCGGACAGCTACCGCCGTGGCCTGACGGAATGGTCGAGCCGGTAATCCTGACGGGTCTCGAAGCACTCGGTCGTGAGCAAGACATTTCGCGTGTACAAACTGCACTCCAGTTTATCCAAGGGATGCCGCCTGAGACGTTGGCTTACGTTAAGTTCAGCGAACTGTTGGGCAAAGCGTTCCACGGGCTGAACCTTCCCGACGCTGTTCGATCCGAGGAAGAAGTCCAAGAAATCCAACAGCAACAACAACAGCAAGCCGCAATGATGCAAGGCGCACAAGCGATGGCGGGTGCTGCCGGTCAAGCAGTCGGCGGTATGGCTGGTGAACAAGTAATGCAACAGTAATCGCACGAACTTTACGACAATCTAAGAGAGGTAAGCATGGCAGAACAAGAAACGATCACAGAAGGCAGTCCAGAATACAACAAAGCGATGGCTGACAAGTTCAACAATCGTGAAGTGGCAGAAGTCGATCCGGTTGAGAAACTACCAGTGGAGCCAAAACCAGAAGGTGGTCATGACAAGTTCTATAACGCTGAGACAGGTCAATACGATTGGCAAAATCACGCAAAAGAACTTGATTATCGTCTCAATGGTAAACCAAAAGAACCGGAAAAAGTTGAGGCTACAGAAGACACTAAGACTACTGGCGAAACTGAAAGCAACGACGAGGCTGTGGCTGATATCGTTACTACCGCCGGTCTGGACCCTAGCGAACTACAGACACAAATACAGACCAATGGTGATCTGTCAGATGAGGCATACGCCGCATTGGCTAAAGTGGGTCTGCAACGTGAACTTGTTAAGACGTATGTCGATAACATGGTGTACCGGCAAGAGGCCAGCACCAAGGAAGCAATTGAGTATGCTGGCGGTGAAGCGGAATGGAATGCGTTGTCGAACTGGGCGAAGGACAACGTCCCAGAAACAGAACTAAATCGCTATAACGAAATGCTCGGATCGTCTGATTGGACAGTCGCAATCGACGCTCTACGAACCCGACAACAGCAATCAACAGGTGAACCCTCGTTGCTGAACGGAACGGGTATCACCACGTCCAGTTCGTCTGGCTATCGATCCAAAGCCGAGATGAAAGCGGATATGTCGAACCCCGCTTACCAGAGTGACCCAGCGTTTAGGCAACAGGTCGCTATGAAAATGCAACGTGCACAATGGGACTTAGAATAATGCCAAAGAAAAAAGGTCTATATGCCAACATGAATGCCCGAAAGAAGGCAGGAACGTCTCGGCCCAAGTCAAAATCAACTGTGAGTGCTAAATCGTACTCGAACATGAAAAAGGGATTTCCCAAAAAATAAACTTAGGGGGCTTAACGCCCTCTATTTTTTTGCTTTGCGGTCGTGCTTCTGCCGAATGCACTTGCCCCGCTGACGGCAACCAGAGGTTACTGACTGAGACCGGCAAGTCTCCAAGTGACCTAGCCCTACACTGATTACAATTTGACCCGACACGTCGGACAATCTTCTTGGAAAAGACGAAGGCGAAAAGAAACCTTTTAATCTTAACCAAATGGAGACTGAAATGGCCTTTGGCGATAACAGTAGTCCAGTTCGTTTTGGTAAAGGCGCGACGTCTGGTGGATCACTAGACAACCGTAGTCTTTATCTTGATATCTTTGGCGGCGAAGTTCTCACCGCTTTCGATAACGCGACTGTGACCCTCGACAAGCACACCGTGAAATCACTTAATGGTGGTGCAAAGTCGTACCGCTTTCCGAAAACTTGGAAAGCAACGAGTGAATATCATACTCCTGGGCAGGAAATGCTCGGCAATGATTTCACGACAAGCGAACTGACAATCAACGTAGATGACATTCTCGTGTCTCACTATGCGATTGCAGACCTCGACCGTATCCTGTCGCACTTCGACATGCGTTCTATCATCTCTGGTGAGATGGGCCGTGCGCTGGCGAAAGTGTTTGACCAGAACGTGTTCCGTCAGATGATCCTTGCAGCCCGTCAAGCGGCTGTGTCACCATTTCCTGGTGGTTCATCGATTGTTGACACTGGTCTCGCACCTAACGGCTCTGGTGTGTACAACGGTAAGGAGTGGATCGAAGCGATCCGCAACGCCAACATCGTACTGTTCAACAAAGACGTACCAGAGGACATGCCGAGATATCTCGCTGTGACCACTGAAGTCTTTGACGCGATCAAGTACGCTCAAGACGCTAGCAATCAGTATCTCGTATTGAACCGCGACTTTGCGGGTCAGCCGAATACCGGTGGTGTTGCTGGTCGTGCTGACACTATGTTGATCGACGGTGTGACAATCGTTAAGTCTCGGAACATTCCGACTACCAACGAAACGTCAACTACGACCGTCTACAGCAAGTATCGGGCAAACTACGCAAACACCGTGGGTGTGATGTGGTGTCCGCAATCTGTTGCGACCGTCAAGCTACTTGACATCAGCATGGAAACTGAGCGCGACGTGCGTCGTTTAGAAGACTTTATGGTCTCCAAAATGTTCGTCGGTCACGGTACTATGCGTCCAGAAATGGCTATCGAATTTAAGAAAGCCTAAACGATCTAAGGGGCATCCACGGGTAATTCTGTGGGTGTCCCTTTTTTTTTGAATTTGGAGAAACGTCATGCTGACCAAGATAGAAGCAGTCAACATTATCTTGAACGTCATTGGTGAAACACCAGTGAGCAGTTTGGCTAGTGGGTTGCCCGACGCTGAAGCCGCCGAACTCAAACTGGACCAGACGGTCAAAGAGGTTCTGGCTAAAGGCTGGCAGCAAAACTCAGAACTAGGAATTACGCTTAGTCGCAATAGTGACAACGAAATAATGGTGCCTGACCAGTACCTGCGCGTGGACACCGTGGGCGACGATAAGGACGTCAACGTGACGGTCCGCAAACAGGACGGTAAACGTAAGCTGTTTGATATCGGCAACTATGTCTACACCTTCGACCGTGATCTCAAAGTAGACGTTTTGATCTCGCTAGATTTCGATGCGCTGAACTTTGAACTTCAGAACTACATCGCATTCCGTGCGGCCCGTAAGTTCCAAGAGTCCGCGATGGGCAGCACATTGCTCGACAGCTTTGCGGCTCGACAAGAGCAAGAAGGCTACGCGGCTCTGATGGACATGGAAGCTGAAAATGAAGACAACAACATACTGACTAGCAGTTCGTACATGTCTTACGCGACTTACCGCAACTCACCGATATCGGGGAGATAGCAATGGGTAAACTAGTCCAACAAGCGATCAAAACGCTATACCAAGGTGTCAGCCGACAACCCGACCCCGTCAGACTCCCAGGACAAGTACAAGAAGCAGAAAACGTATTGGTCTCAGTGGTAAACGGTGGTGTCGAAAGCCGTCCGTCGAGCCGACACATTTCGAACATGTCGAGTATCTCTGCTAGTCACAAACCGGCGATCTACGCATACGCCCGTGACGCTGCCGAACAATACATGATCGTCGTAAATAACAATACGATCAAAGTGTTTGATCTCGACGGGGTCGAAAAGACCGTCACCACGCCAGACGGTGTGGGCTACATCACGGGTGCGGAACGAGACGATGTGTCTTTCGTGACACTTGCAGATTACACTGTGATCGCCAACGCGCAGAAAACCGTGGCGATGACTGCCAGTACCTACACCGATCCGTACAAAGCGTTGATCAACTGTCGGACCACAAACAATGCGACTAGTTATTCAATCAGCATAACGACAGGTGGATCAACCAGTACCATTTGGTCTTACAGTGGGAACTCTATTAGCGGCACTGAGGTCCAATCGAATATCAATTCGAACATCTCGTTGCCCTCTGGGTTTACCCACACGGTACTCGACCAGACCATCGTCATCCAAGGTAACGCAGAGTTCACCATCGCACACGCTGGCTCGGACCCGACGTATGGTCCGTGGAGCATGACAGAGGTCGTGTCTAAACGGGAATACTTACCGCTGACCGCCCCCACCAATTACAACATTCGCGTCGGCGCCAACGTGGACGGCGAACAGTTTGGCTACTGGGCCAAGTTTGATCCCGACGAAGGCGGTTGGGTCGAAAGTGCCGATCCTTATGCTGACAATGCGTTTAACCTCACGACGATGCCGCACTTTCTCATTCGAAACGCTAATGGAACCTTTACGTTCAAACAAGGAACCTACGCTAGCAGGATCGCTGGTGACATCGAAACGGTCCCTGATCCAGACTTTGTGGGATCGAAGGTTACCGCATTGTTTTACCACCGCAACCGGCTGGGCTTTGTGTCTGGCGAAACGGTGTTCTTCAGTCAGTCCGGTAAGTACTTTACTTTTTGGCCTGACTTTTCGACACAATCGCTAGACTCTGACGGGTTTGGACTAACAGTGTCCTCAGACACGGTGAACAATTTGGTCCACGCTACAGCGTTCCGTAAGTCACTCTTTCTGACATCCGACAAGGCACAGTTTGAAGTCAGCGGAAGCGAGAGGCTGGCCCCATCGACTGCCAGTGTGGATCGCGCAACGACCTATCTGACAGAACCAAAGTGCCGCCCGATTACGCTTGGTAACACTCTGTACTTTGCGGCTCAGTCGGGCAGAGACGCAGTGGTCTTTGAGTATCAATACGATGACACGTCGGTGTCAAACGTCGCGCAAGACATTACACTTCACGCCTTGTCGTATGTCCCTGCGCCCATCGTAAGAATGACCGGCGATCCGACTAATGATCTCATTTTAGTTCTCAGCGAGTCAGAACCAAACGCACTTTATTGTTACAAGATGTACTACGACAACGACACCAAGGCCCAATCAGCTTGGACCAAATGGACGTTTGGAACCGGCTCGGTCATTAAGTTCATGCAGATCATCAACGGTGAACTGTTCATGGTCCTGACGCGCAACGGCACGACTGTGTTTGAGAAAATCTTCTTGCGCTACGAGCTGTCCAGCGAAAAGCATCCCTATCAGATCAGCATGGATCGTCAGGTATCACTGACGGGAACCTATGCCGCCGGTACGGGCCTGACTACTTGGACCACCCCGTATCCACACCAATCAGCCGCGACCGTCGTGTTGTCTACAGATTTTACAACCGGCCTCGTTGGTGAAGTTCTAAATGTCTCACACCCGACTAGCAACACGATCACAGCGGTTGGAGACTTTAGCGGCGGTGCAGCTATCGTTGGGACCACGTTCACCTCTCGCGTGATCCTTTCGAAGCTGTACCCGCGTGATCCAAGTAGTCAGCAAACGACTATTACGACCGGACGCTTTCAGCTAAAAAACATGAAGTTCAACTTCAAGGACACGGGTCACTTTAAGGTGCAAGTCACCGCTGACTTTCGAGACGCTAAGACCTTTCAGTTCACGGGACGGGTCATCGGGTCTGGAGCCAACCTAATTGGTGTCCCTGCGATTGCACCACTAGGATCGTTTAGATGTCCAGTGATGTCACGATCAGACACCGTGGAAATCCAAATACTGAACGACACAGAGAAACCCATGAACATCACGTCGATAGATTACACGGGTTTGTTCAACGAAATAACACGGGCGGGGTAACGACATGTGCGATCCAATAACAGCGGGTTTGATGGCGGGTCAGATGTTCATGGCGCAGCAAGCACAAGATGCTGCCTACACACAAGCTAACCAAGCGGCAGCTAGAGCCAACGCGCAGCTACAGCAAGAATACGCAGCGGCTCAAGCACAAACCAAAGCCGAGTATGCTGAGACCAACAGGCAAATGGCTGACGAACAGTCACGCGATTTTGACGAAAAGTCAGACGCCCTTCGCGCAGCAAACGAGTCGCTAGGCACAATGAGGGCAACCGAAACAGCGTTGTCTGACGCAAGTCTTGGTACGATCCTGTTTGAAGAAGCGTATGGAAATGCGTTGAACTATACGAGGCTCGACAAGACCTCACAGAACGCACTGTTGGCACTGGAAAGTCAAAAAGGTGCTGCCAAGCAGAACTACATTAGCCGCACGACGCTGGCTCAAAATCAGACAACCAATACGCTGGCTGAAACCCATGCGCGGAAGGTCAGCGCAAAGTTACAGAAGACGTCAAGCATGTTGCAGATTGGTGCAAATACTTACGCACAACACTCACAGCTAAACGCTATTAAAGGGACATAAAATGGCTAGAATGGCGCGGTCACAGACCAACTATCGTGGAGCCACTGGTGGTCTCGCTGGTGTCAAAACGCAATCTTTTGCTCAACAGGTTCCCCAGATACAGAGCGAAGGTGCTGGGCTAGACCCGTTTCGTGGTGACCTTACGAATGCCTTTAATCAGTTCTTTGGCAGTCTAGGGAACACAATTGCTACTTTCCAAGACGCTCACTTTCAGAACCAAAAGATCGAAGCGCAAGAATACGCGGTGGACATGAAGAAACAAGCGACTGTCTCCGCGACTGACTACTACATGGAGAACCCAAAGTCTCGCGACGTAGGCGAAGCGTTGAAAACAACAAGTGTCGAACAGCAAGGCAATAAGCATTTCGTTGACACCTTTAAGTCTAGCCTTGGTTCCAACATTGGGTCACGGATGTATAGCGACTTTGCCCTCGCGCAAGCGCAACGTGCACCCTCGACTTTCGAAGCGAATGCGTCAGCTTACTGGCGAGACAATTACCAAGACGGGACGGATGACCCAACAGTTAATATGGCTATCCAGACCGCTTGGGCTTCCAATTATGAGACGCAACGAGTCACCGCCGCGCAAGAAACTGTTAGACGTCAAAAGGCAGCGTCTGATCTAGAGTATCGCCGGTCGATCTACAACAAGATGGCACAGCCTGAGATCACGGCAGCGACGTTCAATTCGATCCTCCAAGGCGGTACATCACGGGCTGGTGAAACGACCGGTCAACTTCAAGCAAGAAACTTGGGGATCATGGTGAACGCTGCGATGACCGGACGTATGAGCCAGAACGGGATCGC